CTTCCATCAATGTACCAGTGTTTAAATATTTCGTATTGTCTGTCTTCAAAATCCAGCAACCGCTTAACACTTTCAAACTCAGCTAAAATTCTCTCTTTTATTGAAGATGAGAGTTCTGTTTCATCTAAGTTAATGTCTACTGTGGGGTTGTCGGGATCGTGAATAACTGTTTCGTTGATTACATCATCGATAGCGTGGTCGCACTCTGGTTGTAAAGACATCTGTCTATACCGAGTAACCAACTCAGCTTCTGTTCGAGCTGTGCTTTCTAGATCAACATAGGTGCCGTATACGCCACCCTCAGATATAACAACTGCGCCATCGTCGAGCTGGGGCGCGACGAATGACGTATCCTGTTGTTCTGGTTTGCGTCGGATTTCAAATCCGAATAAATCTGCCATAATAGGTTCACCTCATAATGTATTTATATAACCTAAGTTATATTATAACTCGCTGACGGGTGAAGGTCAACTATTAAGTTCCGCCAGCATTACCAGTAATGCCGCCAGAAACTTCCCAAAAATCATATTGCCATGTGACTGCAAATTCTTCCAGGGTGTCAGTTGTGTTCCAATCTAATTCAATCTCACTCAAGTTAATTGGCCATAAGCCATGAAACTTATACTCTCTAATTGGGACCCCAGTCTTAGAGTATTGAGTTACTGTTGCTTGAGATTTGTATTGTTGGTCATTTGCCGAAGCAAAGTTTCTGACATTACCTGCATGTGAATTCATGTCGTTCATCCAGCTCTCTAGTGCGTTCCTTACTAAGAAGTCTTCGTCGTTCACGACAGTGGTAGTCCATTCAGCGAATGTTCTATCACCGGCGATCTTGACTTTTCTTCCGAAGTACGGTACTTCGATCAACCCTAACGTTGAAGCAGGCAATTGAGCAGCCCTTACCATGAAGGGTACTTTTAAGTCTGCAACGGACGTTACTGGGTTTGATATAAACACCTGGAACAGGGATGGGCGTGCGCCACCTAGCGTAAGTTGGGCTTGTATTTCGTTAATGTCGAATGCCATTTGATTTTCCTCTCTTACTATTTATTAGAACTTACCGACTATTTCGGAAAATTCTACTCCTGTTCTAACTGCAACGAAGTTCAATTGAATGAAGTTAATGGATTTAGCTGGTTTAACATAAATGTCTCCAACAAATTCATTCCTATCTATTACTTCACCTGTGTTATTCGAATCATCGCATACCACTGTAAAGTCGTAGATACCTCGTCTACCTTGTACCTCTCTTAGGAACGGCTCTACTAGATTTTTAAATTGTGATCTAGTAAACTCGTCGTTGAATTCGAACAATGCAAATTCTGCAGCTGTGGCAATTGCTTTTTCAAGCACGATGAATAAACGTCTTACGTTAATTCTATCGAATGCACTTGGCTGTCCTAGTTTGGTTTTGTCCCCAAATAGTACTGTTCCCTTACCTGGGAATGTAACTACTGGGTTTATATCTGCTTGATATAATACATCTCGATCTGCCTTAGGTGGATTGAATGCAAGTTTAACTACATTCTTGATCTGTCCTCTACTGTAACCAGCAGGTGACCACCAAGGGTCTCTGTCTGTATCAGTTCTGGCACATAGACCAGCGACGTCACCATTCAATGGAACCCAAACATACGCATCATTGTACTTGTCGTACATGTATTTGTATCCTGAGTCTAGTACTGAATACGAAGAAGCTGTTAAAGCATCTCCAAACGTTACTGAATCTGCTCTCTCTGATCCTGCATTATTAACAACATCACCTTTATCAGGAGAGATAAACGCTATGCAATCTTTCCTTGTGCTTGTGATATTATCAACAATGTAATTAGCAAGTTCTTTATAGTTAGCACCACTAGTACCAACTGCTTTCCCTTGTAAGATCATTGAAACGTCAACCTTAGAAGCATCTGCAAACAGATCATAGCCTGTGGCCATGTCAGCTAATGCAGTACTTGTTTCAGCTGCTGAGTCAGCACCTTGTGCTAAACTATCATAAATTGGTGCACTGTTTCCAGTAGCAGCCATATTTACAGCTGTGTTAACGTATGCGGCACCTTCTCTTAGAGAAGCACCAGCAGAACCGACACCAGTCCATATCCATGCAGACTGATTGTCAATTACATCTTTGAAATATATTGAATTTCCAGATTCGTCTTTAGCATCTGTTGCTCTTGACAAGCCTCCGAAAACTTCTAATACTGTATTTGGTGTACCAGTTATATCACCATCTTCGTCTGTGACTACGATGTGTAACTGGTCATTAGCACCACTTCTATCTGACACGTATGCCGATGTTCCGGGTGCTTTGCCATCAACTACGCCTGCTAATCCCCAACGTCTTGTGAACGCTTGAGATGCTACGTTTGAAGTACCAGTAAATTTAGTTGCGAAACTAATTACTGTACTGTTGATTGCTGATACAGTCAGGTCTTGTACGCCTGTAGTTGAATTACCAACTCGACATACGTCTCCTGCTTGTACCTTTGTTACTGTTGAGTTTGAACCTGCGGTTACATCTCCTGCTACTGTCATACTATTAGCACCTTGTTGAAGAAGTGTAATATTTTGAGCTGCAGTAGATTCGAAACCTCTTGCATGGTCACAAACTGAAACTTTCAAACTGTTGCCTAGAGCTCCAGGGTACTTTGCAACGAAGTTTGTATTTGCGTCAACCGTTAGTGCCGCACCATTTTGTTCCCAATGATCTGAATTCTTAATGATTAAAGTATTACCTGATTGGGTACCAGATGATGTAGCGTTATATGCGCTAGAAGTAACAACTCTGGCGACATATAATTTATTAGTATATGCCAAAAAACTAGAAGCAGTCAACCAAGTTTCTTGGTTAAATGCAGCAGCTGGCTTTCTAAAACGGCTAACTAATGAGTCTTCTGAATCAACTAAGATACGTTCTTCTACCGGTCCCCATTTAAAGACACCACAAAGGGCACCCTCAGTGGTACTGACGGCAGGAACGACCGTACTTAGGTCGATTTCGGAAGTGTTTACGCCTGGACTGACTTGAAAGGCCATTTGTTTCTCCTCTTATCCGTTTGATAGGAGGACGTCGGTGGCCTCCGATCTATTATTAATTTGAATCACATCGCTCCGTATGAGCATATA